CCTTGAAATGGTTGAGAACGACTATCATCAAACTTCATACCAAGGTATTTAAGACCATCTGTGTAAGTTTTTTCCCATTCACTTCTTGATTCAAGATCGCCATGGATAGAATCTATAAGATTTGATGCAAGTTTAGATAATTCACTCTCATCTACAAACTCAGCTAAATTATCAAAGAAATCTTCAGTTTCATTTTGCATGTTTGCAAGTTCAGATGCTATTTGTTCATCCAGTAAAACCTCATCATTCATAACAACAACATTGTCTGATTCGCTAATAGCTTCTGATCTACTTTGTTCAGGGATAATTTCTACAGCACTTCCTGATTCAATGATGTCAGGATCATTTTCTGTACCCAATACTCTTTCAACTGCCATAATAAACCTTAGTGTAGCACTCTTTTTTCATTAAATTCTTTTAGAAATCCATATAACTCCTCACTATGAATTTCTTGTAATTCGCCATCAAGTTGTAATCCTTGATATTCAGCAATAACTTCTGCTGTTTTATGATTTTCAGCAAATATATTTGGACCTGTATATTCAACGCCATCAAATTCAAAAGATGTTATAAAAATTTTCATTTCTTAATAATACACTGTTCTGTCTTTTCTTAATAATTTTACTTCATCTTGGTAATCTTCGTGCAATGACAAAAAACCACCTTGTCTGAAACGCATTAAAGCCATAGTTGCACTATCGCAATAGTCATCATTATCACCATAAGGGAAACTTGCCATTTCTTCAATAACTTCATCTGCAAAAGTTTCATCAGGCGACCACACCATGCCTGATTCAAAAATAGGTGCGACACTGTTCATTCTTGCAATTTTATCTTGACCTCTACTGGGGGTGTAAGCAGTGACAGGTATGCCCATTCTTCTTAATTCT